CAGCGCGAGTTGCTTTCATTGAATCAAAAGACATAATTGCTCCTTTTTTTTTTTTAGTTGCGAGTATAAGGAGTCTAGTTCTTCTGATTGATAGCTGCCCATGTAATAGTATTGCTCAATAGCTTCTATTAACAATTCAAGCTGCTCTTTATTCAAATCAATAGACATCTGGTTCCTCCTTATCGTGGCGTAACTCTCCGGCCTTGGGAAGTCTCAGGACTCCCTTGCTAGATTCCTGTAACGCCTTGACAGCGAAGATCTTCCCGATGACATTCAACTCGCCACCATGTTTAATATCATGATACATACGCTCGGCATCTTCATGCGTCCAACCCCTGCCGAGCATAGCTTTGACAGTCTTGCCACCTTTCCATTTAAAGATGAGGTTGGCAACCTTGCCTTTGTACTTACCTTTACCTTCTTCCCACCCGATGCAGGTAAGGTCATAGCTTACCATGCGGACGATCTTGGTCTGGCGGTAGCCTTTGTGACCTGCCTCGTAGTCGCAGTCCAGCTTGAACACAGCACCCTCACGACCTGCATCGATGTGCATCTTAGCGAATGCTTCAACCTCTGCCTCGTTGTGGCATGGAGTGATAGGTAGGATGTTGTCCAACGTGTTGGACACCAGTTCGCCTAAGCGCCGCTCTAGCGCTGCATGGCGTTTAAGGAATGTAACATCCGTGTACCCATCAGTGAATGCCTTGATTGTCAACATGTCAAAGAAGTCTATGTACAAGTTATCCTTGATTTGCTGACCGATGTAATCAAGAGGCTCTGTCCGGTTAGGGTTCACCACACCAGAGAGTGCTTCAAGGTAGATATCAACGGCCATAGACTGCAACTCACCAAGATAAATGCCAGCCGGAAAGGAAGCAAATCTTTGTTCGAGTGCTTCAACGTTTGCCAGTTTCTTACCAGTGCGACCAAAAATGCCAACGACACTATCAGCGCGAACAACAACAGCAGAGAATATACCATCACGTTTCACCTGTCCATATACGGGGAATTTAATCTTACTATCCGGCACCTCATCACGGTGCTTAACCAGCATGACTGGCTTAGTGCGGTGGTCTTCTGGTAGGCCAATGAAAGAGAAGATATCCATCAGTATACCTCCAGTAAGACTTCATAGGCTGAGATAATCTGAGTTACAGCCTTGTCAATCTCACCTTCTTCAAGGTTCACATCAATAACCCAAAACCCTTCACCTGGTAAATCCTCAGCACGGATATAGTCACGGCTGTCACCTTCGAAGGTATAACCCTCTCTGTGTAGGCGAACCAGCATTACAGGCTCACCAGCCTCAAGTGCTGGCTTGAGTTCATCCGAGAAGCCGCCGTCAGACAGAACCACTTCATATGGCTTCAATTGGTTAACCTGCTGCAACATACGTTCACCGAAGTATTGCTCCCCGAACAGAGGCTTGCACCACTGCTCCGAGATGTGGATGAAGAATTGACGCGGAGACAGGCCACCTAAGAACTCACATGGTTTCTCTTTTGTCTCGCGGTCATTATACAAACTGACAAGCTCATCATACTTGGAGCCTAACACCGCCTTTGCGATATCCCACATCGGCTCCTTCATAGAGGCCAGACGAAATACTGGGCTTGCTTCTGCCATTCTCTTGGCAATGGTGTCTTTTCCTGCTCCCGGAGGGGCATTCAGTACAATGATCATATTTACCTCCTGTTAACAATATACAATCAAGGGCAAGTCTTACCTGCCCTTTGTTCTATAGTGTCACTTAAATCTTGCCAACCCAACGACCATCGCTATTGGTCTGCATCGGGACAATCTGCGGTACGCCTTCGATAATCACAAGGCAACCAAGCGCTGGCTTGTATTTGGACTCCTTGCCATACGAGAAGGCGCGAGAATCTTCATCCACCAGACAGCCACCCTGTGCCGCCCAATACTGCTCATGCGTATTCCGGGCGTACTCGATGGACAGCTTGCCATGCAAGTGACCACACACCAGATTCATGCGCTCATGTGCGGCGTCGCCCAGCACGGCCCCGGCAGGCTGGTGCTTGAAGGCAACCTGCTCACCGTTCGGCAGTTCAAGGACGTGCGTATGCTGCCACTCCCAGCGCTCACCGCCGCCTCGCGGGAAGAACACTTCGCGGTAGGTGCGGAGGTATTGCACAGGGATGCCGTGCGAGTGCGCCTTGCGGAAGTGCATAGAGCCGTGGTTCGAGTGACACAGGCGCACCACCGGGAACATCGCGTGCAGTTTCGCCATGAAGACACGTGCCTTCTCCAGCTCCATGCCAGCGGAGTCTAGGTTGGGATCTGAATCGTGGAAGGACATAGCGTGCTTGTCCGCTTCATCTCCGAGGTGGACAACGGTATCCGGGCGGAACCGCGCAGCCACTGCTGCCAGAAACTCCAGCGTATCCGGGTGCTCATACGGAGCGTGGGTATCAGGGATTACCAGTATGCTTCGATGAGCCGACTCAGGCATTGGTGCAACAGCCAGATCTTCATAGCGATCAGGAGTGCGCAGCTTACGTGCTTCTTTGATACGCTTATTCTCTGGAAGAAGGGACTGGTAGTTATCGCCATTCTTCTTCTTCGTCTTGAACTGACCGTGCCAATAGCGGGCCAGTTGGCGCGTGATCTTCTTACCCACTGGATGCGCAGATAAGATGCGTGCCATTTCATTGTAGTTAACATGTCCGTGCTCGTCGGTAGCCTGCTCAATTGCACTCAGCACCTCGGAGTCTTTGTACAGGGAGCGTAGCTTACCCAACTTTACCTCCTGCTTTCTTCTTTGCGTATGCCAAGCGAGCCTTGCGATTGCGAGCCTCGCGCTTCTCTGCCTCAGTCTGGTGCTTATGGTAGATCCAACCAGTACGAGGTATTTGGTGGTGCTCAAGGTAGTCTGCTAAGTTACGCAATACCTTAATCACTTCACGTGGATTATTACCTGCCTTGCAGTAAGACTGCGCATAGGCTTCAATCTTACCGATACCGCCATTGCACCCTCTACAAAGGCAGGCTCTTACTATACCAGTGTTATGGTCATGATCTACGACACGGTTAACCTTGGTAATCATTTTAAGATGCCCTCCACAAATAGGGCATTTCCACTTCTGCGCCTCGCATAGTTCATCACGAACCATAGCGAGATCCGTTTGCTTCATCTTACGCACGTTGTACTCCTCTGGTAATACGGGAGATTTGAGATGTGCCTACAGAATACAAGTCAGCTATGCGTTTGAGGGTATAACCTTCGGCACGTAGCCTCTTGATTTCCAAGACTTGCTCATCTGAGAGGACACATCTCCCGTTCTTCTCACCCGGCATACCACCCTTGTAGGCGCGCCCTCGCTCTGCCATGTCTCGCATGTTGTCGGCGTGGGTTCCTACCTCAAGGTGCTTTGGGTTTATGCAACGTGCATTGTCACAGGTGTGGCGTATTACTAAATCTTTAGGTAGATCTTCTGGATGAATACCGTTAACCTTGCAGTAAACTACTCGGTGTTTCGTGGTGTACTTCTTCTTACCATCACGACCTTTGTAATATGCCGTGGCATAACCTATGCCAAAACCTTTACAACCGTGGTCAATGCATCCACTCATTCTCGTCGTCTCCCCACAGGATAGGGTTCTTGTCGGCTCGCCACACATCTCCCTTGAAACGAGCCATGTGAGCCAAGCGCCCACACTCAAGCATCAAGTCGAACGCCTTGCCGATACGATAAGCTCCCCTATGGTTTCTAAGTTTGACTGCACCATGCCCGAACTTATCCTTGTAGGCACCGAGCACAGCCATGTAAAGTTCCTTCTCAGTCTTGCAGCCGTCAAGCAGCTTATGGGCAAAGGCAGCACCCTTGCCCGGTATCCCAGCATAGTTATCAATGTCGTCGCCTATGATCATTTGTGCATAGAAGAACTTGAGTCCAGCACCTTTAAGATCTTTGACCTGACCATTAGTCTTGCGGCGTAACTCAAGCCAGCCCATCTGGTTTACCCACTTCAAGTCGCTGCCCGGTTGTAGATGCCAGCCGGGTACAATCATCAGGTCTTTATCTGCGGACACGATAACAGTATCGGAGAATGCCTTGTGCTCAGGACTACCGACTTCGAACTCGTTACCACTCTCCTGTAGGAATCGTCGATGCGCATCCCATTGCGCTGTACTCATCAAGTCGTCCGCCTCTTCGCCATCGGCAAGCTCTGCCTTGTGTACACTCATAAGGTGCTCGCGCATCTCATAGAAGAATGGCGGCTTCTCTGCCTTACGTGTACCTTTGTATGGCTTAGTGAAGGCCAGACGCAGACGGAAGTTAGCGTCAGACTTGGTGAGGAAGATGCGAGCGGCATCACACTCTGCGCCGTACACCCAAGAGTTGAGCATAGAGTTGACGCGATCACATGCCTGCTTGCATTCAGGTGTATCTTCGATGCGAGCCACTTGACCAGACTTCACACGTGTCATAGCTCGCACCAAGGTCATATCACTGATAGTGTAACCGATGATATAAGGAATCATATCTCCGTCTATGAGAGCGATTCTTTTACCGTCAGTCGGCCACACTATCAGGTTGTTGTCTTCAGAAACTTCGGCACCAAAGTTAAATAAAGGTCTGCTCATACCACCTCCTTATAACGTGGAGAGTGGTGAAGTTCTAGCTTTGCCTTGGTGTAGGCTGAGATGGCCTCTTTCTTGGTAGAATAAGTGCCAATATCTTTCCTAGCACCTTTAACTTGGATACGAACGCGCCAACCTATCTCAGTCAGATAACAACCGAAGTGCATACGATTCTCTGCATTCTCTGCTGCATCAACATCTGCTAGGTTAGCTGGTTTGTTGTTCTGACGATTACCATCTAGGTGATCCACATTGACAGGCCAGTACCCATGCGTCAAGAAGAACACTACGCGGTGAGCGTACAACTTCTTGCCCATAATGGTACTTTGATAATAGCCATCAGGTTTTAAGCAAGCAAGTGCGGGCTGACCTACACGAACTCTTCTCGCTGTTCTAACTTTCCACACGAGGCCACTAGGACTTTCTTCGTTAACAGCAAGGGTTGCTCGCAAGTATTCTTCGAGTTGCATGTCCACTCCTTCAGCACATGTTCACGCAACCACTCCCGTGCCCAAGTAAGAGGGTGTATATCATCTAAATAACATACATGCTCTGGTAGCAAGTAGTTATGTAAGTAAATATCCTCTCCTAACAAGATGGTAATAAGATAACCACGGTGCATGTGTGAGAAGTCTACGTGAATCAGGAAACGATCTTCAATAGTCGGCATAATTCATTCTCCAATAACTATTACGCAAAAGACCCTGCCTACACTAAGGCAGACAGGGCATCAATTATTTAAAACTCTTCCTCTTCGCTTACCGGGGTATCTACCGGTGCAGCTACTTCTTCTACTGACGGAGCTTCAGCTTCTTTAGATTCTGCAACTTTCACAGGCTTGCCAGCAGCAACCCAATCCAGGAATTCAGCAACGATGTTTGCCTTACCGATCTGTGCCTTGTCAGCCTGATCGCCGTACATTGCACGTGCGAACTCCAGACCAGCGGCGAAGTTACCCATGCTGTCGATCTTAGCCTGTGCTTCATCACGGGTGTCGTATGCTTTGGTGCCAGCTACCAGTGCGCCAGCTTCGTCAACAATGATGAAGGACTCAACGACTTCCAGTTTACCAGCTTTGACAACACGGTTAGACAGGGTTTCGATAGTGAACATATTTTAATCTCCTTCTTAAATTTGTGGCGGATTTGCCGTTATCTTCTTCTATAGTGTCCCCTAAATCGAGGACACCGAATTTGTCCAACGTGTTGGACTTACAGGACAGTGTTGACCTGACGAACGTCAGACACCGGGACGGATACGCCGTGGCGCTTACCCGTATCGGGGTGCGTGTAATTCACGACGTGCTGACTTTCGCGCACAATATAGTGAAGGTCGGGGTAGGAAGCGCCCTCGGAGAAGGACATAAAGCTAGTCCCTGCCAGAGTCGTCACGCCCGGCTTATAGTGCAGAGTTACAACTTCAACTTTCATTTAGCCTCCTATCAATATTCTGCGTCTTCATCCATAGCCGGAGCCGGGACGTCCTGCGCCGGAACTTCCTGCGGTACAGCAGCACCAGTGTCCATAGACTGGCGGTCTTCTGGGGTTGCGTCACCGTCTTTCTTCTTGGCCTTCTTCCAGTCTGCATCGGCAGCACGTGCCTCAGCAATGATCGCTTCAACGTGTGAGCCAGCAACGGACAAGTTCTTGCCGCGCGGAGTCTCGTTCAGCAGGTACTGGCGAACCAGATGCGCCGGGATAGAGTCGATAACCTCACGAGTCAGCTTGTCGAAGGTGATATGACCAGTCATGGACAGACCTTCTTCTTCAACCTGCGCCAACACCAGCTTCTTGAGTTTATCCGGCATACCGCCGAAGCCTTTCCAGTTAACGTACTTGAAGGTGCCGTCTTCATTCTTACCACCCTTCTCATCGCCAACCATGCTAGCTAGCATGCACTCTCCGATGAAGTCATCGAAGCCGCCGAGAAGTTCTTTCGGGTCAACTGCGTTAAGGAACTTAGTCAGGGTCGCCCTGTCACCAGACTTCAGCGGAACTGCCATCCACTGCTCCATACGAGAGCCGTCATCATTCTTGTCGTTGTCACCCATCAGGACAACCTTGACCAGCACAAAGTTAGCAGGCTTCTTAACTTCGGTGGTGTTGCCTTTCTTGAAGATGTCTTGGAAGGAACCAACGTGAATGATGCCAGAGATCACAGCCTCATGCTCACCAACTTCCGGGTTCTTAAATACACCACCAGTAGCTTGAGTAATTTCTGCGCCAAAATCAAAATTACGAGCCATTAATTTATTCCTCCTTTGGTTACACTATACAATCAAGGGCAACTTATTGCTGCCCTTTGTTCTATAGTGTCACCTAATTACCAGTGCTTGATCTTGATGTTCCAACCATAACCTAGTGCAATATAGGTACTCCAATCCGGGTGGCCGGGATACAGGTAGCCTCTCACTTGGTCAGGTTATCCAGTTCCCTATTGAGCATGACAAGCTCACGCTTCAATTCATTAGATGCACCCTGTGCAACCATTGCGATGGTGCGCTTGGTCTCAGCCAGTTCGGCCTCAATCTTAGCCAGCTTGGCCTGATACCCTTCATCCAGCTTCGCCTTAGCTGCGTAGTAAGAGTTGTGGGCAGCAATCATGTTCTCGCTACGCTTCTCCTCAACAGCAACCTGCTGGTCTTCAACCACAGCGATGCGGTCTTTGATTGCATTGATTGCCTTGTTACGGATACGAGTGGACAGGTTACGGAAGAATTGAGACAGTACTACCAGAGTAGTTACCATAGACATATTTATATCTCCTATATTTACTTAATTACCTATACTATCTTAATAACCTAGATTACCTAGGCTACCCTTCTATAGTGTCACCTAAATCAAAGATGCATTAATTTGTGACGGATAAGTTCATGGCGCTTCTTGTCCATGTAAGCAATGCGACTGTCACATACGTCAGGGTTGAACTCTAACACAGGGACGAAAGGAGTAACACCACCGTGTTCCCACTTGATATCTTTACCATCGAACCACACCATATTCATATTGCAATCGTGCTTACGCACATGATCTTGGATGGTCTCAGATTTAGAAAGAAGCAAATCAAGCTGACAATTGCGCAGCTTCACTTTCATGCAGCTAAGGAACATAGCCTGAAAGGAGGTAGGGTTGATTTCATAACCTAAATTAATACCGTAGGATTGGTAAAGTTTGGTACTAAATCCCATAATTGCCATATCTTCCGAGATAGTTTCCATGATTCCGTGCACCTGAGATTCTGCCATAGAACCTACAGGCAACACCATATCATAGTCTTTAGGCGTTACTCCGTACAGGGTATCACGAACTGCACCACCTACAGGGTAGAATTGCAGACCAGTGATACCATACACAAGGTTGTAAACTTTCTTGAGCATCTTAGTGTTCAGTTCATTCATTATATTTCCTCCAGTTAAGTTATTCATAAAGGCACCTCGTAAGATGCCTTGAGTATAACTCAGTGAGTTTCTTTCCAGCTTGCACCAATCTTATATTCGCCAGCCATAGGGCAGCGCATGTTAAGATATTTGCCAGCCCAAGTCATTGCATCAGCGATAATATGACCAGCACGGTGATATTTACGCTGGCAACGCAACACACCAGCATCGTGATCAACGCTAATGAGGTTGGCAGCAGACCACATCCGGCCTTCTGAATCGACATGTACACGTTTCTCCTCTGGATCGAACACAGCTTTGATAGCTGCCTTCTCATTTTCGAAGCCTTCCAAGGTGAAAGGTAACTCATAGTCAAGATACAAGACCTCATCTTCTGGCACCTCCATCTGGATTTCATCGTGGACGTTAGCCACACCACATGGATTTCCCATATCATCCAGCGCAACCCCTTCTCTGCGCATGGCTGCAAAGGCTTTCACCAATGCGTACTTCATGCACAAGGAGCCTGTCATTTGGAGCAACACGTTCAGCATGGTGTGCTCTTTGAGTTCACCGTTAGCCATACGGATGCGGCCCCAATGACCATCCGGCGCTTGAAGGTAGCCGAACTTATTCCCGGCAGCGATAACATTCTCACGAAGTCGGGCCAGTGATGGTAGCTCAATCTCAAAACGAGCCACCACTTCCTTCATCTCCTCCTCCGTGACGCCACAAACTGCCGCTAGGTTGGCAATACCGGAGCCATACAGGAAGGCGTAGATGAAAGTCTTCGCCATGTCACGCTTCGGCAGGCCAGCTTTAAGCTGGTTATGGGTGTGAATGTCACCGTGCAGTACGATCTCTTGGTATTCAGGGTCATTCATGAAGTGCGATAATACACGCAACTCCAGACCTGCACCATCACAGCCAAGGATTAGCTTACCTTTTCCTGCAATGAATAAATCACGAAGAGGGTATAGGCCACGGGCGGGGATATTAACAACATTACGATGCCGCATACGGAAAGTGGAAGTTCCAATACTGATAGCAACGGCAGGAACACGCCACTCACCATCGTCCTTATCAGACGTAGGCCAGCACCCATATGTTTCGTAGTACGTTTGTGCATTGATGCCAAGCTCTTTGTTGAAGGCTACAGGTATAAGGCCGCGACACTTTCGTACACCAGCCTGCGAGGGCCAACGCCCCGATGCATTGAAGGTTTCAACGTCACCACGGTTGAGGATCTGACCGCGACGGGATACGAGTATGTACCATGCAGCGATACCCAAGCACCAATCGGGGACTGACTTACCTTCACGTGCGGCTCTCTCCTTCCAAACAGCAATCGACTTCTCATTGATCTTACCACTACAAGGTTTAGGCGGCACACCGTTCTCGTCGATGTATGCCTGCTCTGTATCGTTGAACTCTACACCTCGCCACCCGAAGTCATAGAGTACCTGCTTCACCGTGTCACGGTTCCCTAGTGGTATCTCTTCAAAGGTGACTGGCGAGTAAGGGCCAATGTGCTTGAGGCTTGGCGTGTCATTAATATTTCCTCTAATGTGAGGAAAATCTTTCTTGACAGTAGCAGACCAATCTCCAGACTGAGTGGTGACGGCCCATACAGTCTTCCTATCACCCCTACGTTCTGCATGTAAGAAGGTGTCTTCTGAGAGCCTCGTACCCAACGAATGTAACGCCGCGTAACTGTTTGCTGCATCGATTTGCTCCTCCTTCTCTTGTGGCTTGAACGGCTTTGACTTGATACGCATAGGCATGTGCGGACGGAATGCTGCTACTGTCTCGTCAATCTTCTCGTCGAGTTCTTGGCAGCGAGCCAGCGCCTTATCGATATCCAGCCGGAAGCCGCGCTCTGCCTGCCGGGTCATTTCCAGTGCAACAATAGACTCCATATGGAATGCCGTTTCGATACCAAGGCCAGTGCGAGGGTTAACGCCACGCGCCTTGTGCTCCCTCCACTCGCCGTTATGCAGCCACAGGAACAGGTCACGACCGATCGCCACGTCCTCGCGGACACGGTGAACCATGTGGTCTGTCAGCTTAGACCAGTCTTCGTTCTCCGGCTTATAGCGCCCGATGCGGATACCGTGCGCCTCGATTGAGTGAGGTGCCACGTTACCCATACCTTTAGCGTAAGCCTGCGGAGGAAGCCGCCTATCCGGGTTCAGGAGGCGCGACATAACGAGGGTATCCATAACCCTTACCGGGCAGAGATCGGCCCGCAGACGGCCTTTCCCGCGCTTCTCTGTGTAGTTAAAGCCACGCCACACAGACGGGAATGCCTTCTCAAAGAGCAAGCCGTCATACCCTAGGAAGTTCTGTGATACGATAGCCTCGCAGTGCTTGAGGAAGTTCACGCCATCCACAAGATCTCCGTCCTGAAAACCTTCCCACTCCTTGAGCCGCTCCCGCGCTTCCGGGTCACGCATCTCATACGGGTCGAAGAACAGGAACTCTTCGGTGGTCAGCAAGTCCATGCAGCAAATGATATGCACATCCTCGCGGTGTCCGTATCGGATGGCATCAAGTAAACCTTTAGCTTCCGCATCCATCACAAGGATACGGCCTTGGGCTTCTTTAATCCAATCAATATCTTTCATTGAGTTACCTCCAATTAATACGATGATAGGCTGTCCAACGTGTTGGACAACCCATGACTTATTAACTGACTTTCTTGCGCTCCACTGTAACCTTGCGCCCCATGTAGGTTCCCTTGTGAGGCTCCCATGTAGCGTCTTTGATAACCTGATCGCGGGTAAGACTATTCTTCTTGGCTTCTGCCATAGTAAGCTGTGCGAACAGGAGTGCCTGATTGGTTACACGTTGTTGCAGGTATTCGTTCCCATTAAGGAACTTGAGGCTAGGTTTCTTAGACATAAGTTTCCTCCGTAACGATAGGGTTAAAAGTGATATGACCGTGCTCAAAGTGGAAGCCTTTCATATCTCCTATAGTGTCACGTAAGATATGCTCGAAGTGTTTGTTAAGCTGCCAGCGGTTGCCTTTGCCTTCCGAGATCGCATGGTCTACGTCTTGGATGCGAATGGCGACACCAGGATTGCACATGGCTTCACCTAAGATGCGGAAGGCTTGGCCTGTGCTGCGCCCGGTTGCACGTGTGTTGAACATGACGACACCTTCTGCACCATGTTGGCGGTGCATATCGGATTGGGTCATGCCAGTAATCACATTGCGGCGCTCCCGTTTCAGCACCTTGCGGTTCTGTGCCATATATTCTGCAATTGTCTTGGTGCCTGTACCATAACGTTCTAAGAAGGTGAGAGCCTTCTGCATCTGGCGAGTGCAATGTTCACAAAGTTCATCATGCACACACTTGCACTTGTTAGTTACTTCTTCAATACGCTCAAGGTTTTTGTGTGCATTAGTTTTGCCATAATGTAAGATAGTTCCAGAGTCATGTACAATGGTATACCAGTGGGCTTCAACATTTTGTACTTTGCCTTCCTCTTTAAAGTAAGCAGACTCAACTCTAATATTACGAACACGATCACCAACATTTAATACTAATTTAGTCATAACAATCTCCTGTAGTTAATGTGCTTAATAAGAGCCTGTCCAACATGTTGGACAAGCCATGATAAGAATACTAGAACTCCTGCTCTTCCTCGAAGTTACCTTGTTCTATAGTGTCACCTAAATCATCAGGTACTTCCTGTTGCTTATGTACACCTGTGTCAAAGCTCTTGGTTCGTGCTTGAGGTTCCTTCAATCTACCGGTTGCAAGGTCGCCTTTAAGCATGACCTTAGTCCCCGTGAAAATCCCTTGGTCACGGTCTTTGACGCATGAGATGTACGTGGTAGTTCTTTCATCAAGCGATTCAGCTCTTGTGTTACGCTCAATCCCCAAGGCGTAAGAAGCCCAGAATCCGATAGCTCCTGAGCCTCGGAAGTCAGAAAGGATAACTTCACCACCTTCTTCGTGCTGGGTACGTTGTCCCGAAGGGCGAGTAAGGTGACTGACAAGGAAGATCGTAACAGGGTGTCGGTCTTTGATAGTTCCAATCCTTTTGACGCACTCATCAAGCGCTCCAACCTTGCCACCATATGCTCTCTCATCTAATTTAATCCCCGTTAAGTTATCAATAAAGATGTTCTGAATCCCCATAGCTTCGAACTCTAGGCAGGTCTGCTCAATCTTCTCCATTGAGTAGTCACCTTCGAGGTCCGCTACAAAGAACTTACCTGTGTCTGCTACGTAGTCGATAGCTTCCGCCGCTTCTTCATCGGTGTAGTCAAGCACCTCACGATAGCCGTCTTCGGTCGGGTCATTGGTCGGCGGCAACTCAATGCGCTTGTCGATCCACTTCCCGATGAATGCACGTGCCACCTTCTTGGTCGGGTCTTCCGTCGAGATAATGCCAACGGACTCTCCGTGCTCTTCGATGAGATGCTTCACCACTTCTCGGAGGAACTCGGTCTTACCTACACCGGAGCCTGCGCCGACGATGATAAGCTGGTGCTTACGAATACCCAGCGTTACCTTGTTCAGCTTAGGCCAAGGCCATGACAATCCTTCCTCCGGTCGGGCCTTCTTGAGTTCGTCACGCATCGACGCAACGGACTTAATCTGGCTACCGAAGACCTCCTCACTGGACTTGACGTTGAACCATGCATCGACGAACTCCTTCGACTTGCCAGCCATCAGCGCCTTGTTCGCATCCTTGCACCCGGCAGGGTACTCAAGGATGTAGGACTTGCCGGGGAACAGGCGGGCCGCTTGCTGGTTCTGCTTGCGCCCCACTTCATCGCCGTCGAAGGCCCATATGATTTTCTTGAACTGTGAGACATGCTCTCGGTTCTGTACGATCTCTTCAAGGCAAGACTCGCCCTTGTTAACAGACCATACGTGATAAGGCTTACCCTTCCAGTCTCCAGTAGCTGCGTCCATCAGCATCTGCTGTGCAGCCATAGCATCAAGCTCTCCGCCGACAATTAACAGCACGTCTTTGCGACGGCCCTTGTCCAACACGTTGGACAGAGTGTTCATGCCGAACATATCCTGATTGCCGAACAGCTTACCAAGATGCCCAAACTTGAAGTCTTTAGGAAGCGTCCGGCACTTCGCACCTACAAGTTTGCCATTCTCGAAGCGAGGGTAGTAATGCCTGTTAACCTTCCCTTCACCATCATGACCGACTCGGACGTCATACAGCGCACAAATGTCGCCTCGAATGTGTCGTGATACAAGGTTCTTCCTTTTAAGTTCAAGGAACCACTCAACATCAAGCTGCCACTCGGCTTCTTGCTCTGCCTTCTCTTCATCATTCATGACCTCCCAACGGTCTTTCATTCGCATACCACCAAGTGCGATGGCACGTCGTTTAGGGTCGGCTATCTTCCCTTCTTTCTCCAAGTCACGGAATTGTGAAGGAGTGTATTTGATAGAGCCGTTAATAGGTAGGTCAGTTATTTCTATGCCACCTTCTGGCTTGTGGTAATAAGGCCGTCCATTGTCGTGGAAGTGACTACGGTTACAATACCCTGCTCCATCCTCAAAGATCATTAGATGATTGCCGGATTTATCGTGCCCGTTCTTCTGGCACATCGGGCAAGGAATGTTATTGATGATAGCCATAACTTAGATCTCCCATGCAGCGCGTTTAGATGCACGGTCACGTACAGTCTTGTTACGCTTGCTACCCTTCTTCCCTTCGAACTCATCGAAGCGGGTAGATTTACGGGTCATTTTCTCGAAGTTACGCATGATTGAATCTCCAAAGTAAGTTAGTCTTGTTCAATAGTGTCACCTAAATAGGTTGTCCAACATGTTGGACAGGACTTCATGAGGTAATAAGGAAGGAGAATAAAGGAAGTGTAACCTAGGATTACCTATATTACCTATCTTCCCTTTACTACCTTTAATTACCTATTACTTCCCTCTCCGAGGGCTTAGTCCTATAGTGTCTCCTAAATCCGCATCGTGTCCAACACGTTGGACTTGTTAATGAAATGTAACAGGTGGTAGGCAAAAGAAAAGGCCAACCTGAAGGCTGGCCCTATTAATATTAAGCGAAGCAATAGTCAGATTCTAAGATTTCCCGGACGTCGAAGGTGCCTTGCTCTGGTACTTTGATGCCAGTGTCAACCTTCCAGCGGTCTTCGTGTACTTCCAGCAGGTTCGCCAGTGTGTTAGTGTGTTCGTACATTTCCACCATCTGCCCTTTCAGGGAGTTGCGGAGGTCTAAGGTACGGCCCGCATGAGTTCCGAAGGAGTCGTGAATCACGGCGATAGATTTGATGCCCTTGTCTACCAGATCGCACACGGTGAGAATCAGGTGGCTCGCATCGTGACCGTGTACGAAGTTAGGTGCCGCCGCGCCCATCATTGCAGTCTCGTCTACAATGTCAGTCTCCACTTGCAGGCTCATCTTGATATCACCCATCAGGCAGGTACGCACGCGGAGCATTTCGGTTGCCATGATTTTCTGTTTCAAGATGAAGCCAGTCGGCAGCGGGTATTCCAGCCCTTCGTTACGTTTAGCTGCGAAGCGTGCAAGCTGGCGAATCGTCTTCATCGCAACGATTGGAGCCTTAACAACCTCAGAGATTGACGGCCAAATTAGGGCAGTCATGTAGTTGTATGCCATCGCTGGGGCCAGTGTCTGCCCTTCTTCGAACGGGTGTACCTTGTTAGATGCCCGCCCTTCTACTGCTGCTTTCTGCGCCTCTTTCTCTTCCAGATCAACGATGTAGTCGATCACAGATTCGCGGCAGGTTAGGCGAGTGGAGCCATACGGCAGGGTCATGACAGGTTTCTTGGTCAGTGACCGGGTGATGCCTACCATATCCCATGCACTAGCCATCGCTCGGAGGTCGGCGCCGGATAGTTTCAGGCTACCAGATTCGAAGGTCAGCCCTTCGTCGGCGTCCATGTACAGGGCGTTCTTCGCAATAACCACCTGCGCAACCGCGCCGTAAATATCTTGCGGAGCGTCGCCCGGTTTCAGGTTAACAGCGGTAGCGCCGCGCTCATCTTTCAGCATAGCGCTGTAGTGCTGGATGCCAGAGCATGAGCCGTCTTGGTGTACTGGCAAGTGCGTGCGGAACTCATCGCGGGTGCCATCTTCCAGAGCATCCAGATAGCGGGCATATTCAAAGCACCATGCGAGGAACTCGTAAGGCTCGTCCGCTTTGGCCCACTGTGTGAAGGTGAGCGGATCGGCGGCGATATCCCGGCACATATCTTGAAACTCTGCATTCCACACGTTAGCTTGACGCACATCAAAGGTTTTCTTATCCCAACCCCACAGGTTGGCCCCGGAGATGAGGAACCATTTAAGCGCCTCAGCGGTGTCTAGCGGCTGCCCTTCGGTGAAGCGGAGCAATGCCTTGCCTAAGTCGTTAGACTGCGGTGAGAGCGTGCTAGACTGCGCATAAACGCGGGAACGGCTATCCAGCGCATATACGAAGTAAATCGCATCAAAAGCGCTGTATTTGCGGGCTTGTCCAACCATACGAACCACGGCGGCGGACTTGGAGCCGCGCTTAGTCTCTGCGGTGTACAGCTTCGCACATTCGCCCTTCCAGTTAATGAAGGCTTGCCACTGGTCAGCGGTGAGCATTTCCTTCAACTCACGCCCGCGAAGGTGCTGGAACTCAACCGGAACCGGGTTCGCTGGCTTGTTCTCTTTATCAATGATTGGCTTGAAGTGTGGAATCTTACCATATCCAAGGTCGAGGCGTATTACTTCCTCAACTACCGCTAACACTTCTTTGTTAACCTGCCATTGTGTGTTTTGCAGGGCGTTAACAGCCTTGTAAACTTTAGGCATTTGCTTTTTAGTCAGCTTGCGAACATGTTCGCGGTCGCCTTTGACCAGACGAACACGACTAGCCACCTTCTCAGTGTGGAAGCCGCCATTAAACGGAGATACCCAAGGACGCGGCGGTACTACGCAAGGCGCATAGGCCGGGGACAGTTGCGCTACGTGGTCTTTGAATGCTGCGATCCACTCGCCAACGGTTTCAGACGTTTGCAGGTAGTAGACAGTTTTACCAGCTACCGCACGCATTGCACGCATGAATACAGGTTCACCATTAAAGAATACGCTATTCTCCAAGATTTCAAGCAAGGTAGTCCCGATTTGCAGTAGGGTATCTTTAGGCCATGCTTCCCAGCGGTCGAACTCGCCATCTTTAGCAGCCACTGACTTCTCAGCTACTACGCATACGTTATGCGCATGGTGATAGGATTTAGTGCGGCTTGCTTTCAGGCTTGCTTTGACTTTCTCAAAGTATTTAGCGGCGTGACCTTCCAGCTTGCTAAATCGAACTTGGTCTTCTATACGGTCAGCTACAGCCATAGAAATAGCTTGCAGGGTTACATCGGTATTTAGCATATCCATAACTACCTTCATAGTGATGTATGCTGCAACCTCATTTTCTACGCATTGCAGGAAAGCAAGAGCACGCGGGGCGCGGCCTTTCTTACCTTCGTACTCTTCTTTATACGCTTGGATACCTTCGGCCATAGGTGCAATTAATTCAGACAGCAGGCGGCGGTTCCATGCGGTGTCTGACTCGTTACCGCTTGCAATCTGGCGCTGCTGGTCAGCTTCGAAGCGACGGATACCACCGTTAAACATCTCGTCTTCAAGTTGAAGCTGAACGTTCATTAGATCTTGCATCTTGCTTACTCCATTTGGTATTAGAAAACTTAATTGAGCGCCATCTTATGTAATGACGCTCTCAAAGTCAACTAATTTACTTAGTTAATTCAGCTACTGCCTCGGCGATAAGACCCCACGCTTCATGGCCCTCACCATAACCAAGTTTAACAAGTTCACGTTTGGCCTTGTTAACTGCTGTTTTCTTGGTGGCTTCCTCCGCGCTTAAACCTAAGCGAGCATAGAAGCAGGGAGATTTAAATTGGGGAAGCATAGGAGCGGCGGCCTTCTTGTTCTCGCGGGTGCTGGTTAGCTCTGCGATACGGTCGTTCGCCGCTTTGAGTTGTTCGGTCAGACTTTTAATCTGCTCCAACATGCCCGCCATCGCCGCGCTCTCTGCGTTTGCTGCGTTATCCAGCGGCTCCGCTTTAAGCTCTGGCGCTTTCTGCGAGTCGTCGCGCTGCGCTGGTTCATCGTCCCACGGCGCGCGGTCGTCGTCCTCTGGCTCCTGCTCTGCTGGTATGCTTTGCGGTGCCTGCTCTGCGCTCTCTGCGGCGTTCTCAGCGGTTTTCTCTGGTTCGCCTTGTGATTGCACAGGTTTAGCGGCGGGCTTCTCAGGCTTGCCCGTAAGCGCATTAACGGCCTTCGTATCTAATTTGCCCTCTGCGGCAAGTTCTGCGGCCTTATCCATAATCCCGGCCTCATCTGCGAACGGAATCAAGGACAGCATGACGCGCATCGCCACACCTTTAAAGCGCTCGTCACCATCGAAGCAACGCGCTACGTTCATAAGGTTGTAGCATTGTGCTTTCTTAATGCTGAATTCTTCTTCTACGTAGGCGAGAAATTCGCGCTGGTTCTCAAAGTCGCCACGTAATTCATTCAGGAGGGAGCCAACTTTGAGATAAGAAGCGCCGATTGTCTCCAAATGTGCTTTGATTTCAGCGGTTGCAGCTTCGCGGACGGAAAGAATGATGTTTTCGGTAGTCATAATGTCACCTTTTGAGTTAATGAATGGTGTTCACATAGCCCACCTAAGCAGACTATAGGCTCATCACTCAGATTTCTTTAGCGAACCGTAAGAAGTCTTTGCTTTTAATTTGCCAGTGACAACCGTCTTTAGTTAGATGCCACCAGCCAGCGCCAACATAAACCACATTATAACCTCGTTTGTTGAACTTGCTACGTGCTTGCAAGGTGTTTCCAGCACGAACAAACAGGATGAAGCCGATAACAAACAGGATACCCATTAACATATTAACACCTCATTAAGTTAGCTTAATCGGGCACTCTCGCAAGAATGCCCTGTTAAACCTCTTATAGTGTCACATAATTAAGCGGTAGGATGTTCCAAGCGTTTCCTCTCGCATCATAGCGAAGTGCAAGGAGCATTTCAGGGTTACACCGTCAGAAAACAGGAAGTTGTATTGCTTGCCGTGCATTATTCTTCGTCCTCTTCTTCGATAGAATCAACATATTCTTCAACCAGAGAATCAATCTCGGCGTACATATCTATGGTTAATTGCTCATAGATTCGAGCCTGACAGATTCGAGAAACGTCTTTAGTGTCAGGAATCAGGCCAGAGTCCTCAAAATCATTATCGACACCATCGGCAGCCATGACCGTGAAGATTTCGTGATAGTAATGCGGTGTAACATCGTCGGCAATCTCGTGAATTGCATCGCTTGCATCGGAAGAATCGCGGATATCGTCGTATTGGATACGTTCTTTCAGCAGTTCCAGAGCGTGAGCTTGCAGTTCATAGTATGCATTTGCGTTACGTTTCATAGTTTAATCTCCATTTAGTTAGTTAGGTTACACTAAGCTACCCTAGCTAGTGCCAAGATAGCTTATCTAACCTATCCGACTAAGTGCATTCCAGATTGTTAAAGAGCGGTGTTGCCTTGTTGGTGCTTAATGTAACCTTGTAAGCCGTGGTTGTCAACAACTAAATTTAGATTTTGTTGGAAATTACTTCTTCGAAGGAGAAAGGCATCACCTTATCTACTACCTTCTTGTGCGACAACTTATTAATGAAGGTAACAACAAAGGCTTCTTCCTCATCTCCTACATTGTAAGCCGTAATGTGAGCATTGAACACCTCTGCAATCATAGCAGCTTCACGGTTATCACTGATAAATACTTCGTGCTTAAACATATGTTAACCCTCAATCATTTCTTTAAGAATATCACGATCTTTATTAACTAGGTCGTCCCAGCCTTCATTACGAAAGCGATGATATAAAGCTAGTTCGTCGTCGGTCATAGATTCATGTTGTGCCATGTAGCACAGCATAGTAAAGACAGCGCTTGCTTCTCTCAGATTCAGTTCCATTATATGCCCTCCTTGAGTTCAGGTGATACCTTATTTGGCATCTCTTGCCACTCCTTAATCATTTTAAGGAATTGACGTTTACTCATAGGAATCTCATATTCACAGACTGACTCCACGTAAGCATCATAAGCATCATCTAAGTTATGCATGGTATACCTCATTAATGACAGGTTAACCACGGCTTACATAGGTTACACTAAGCAAATTGTTAAAGAGCGGTACTTCTTGCTTCTTAATGTATCTCAGGTTATCTACCTTGTCAACACTAAGTTACTTCACTAAGTAGGCGCTAGTCTCTTCGTATGCCTTACTAGCTGGCTACTAGGTGCCTCAGCACCGCCTACGTGATGCATTATGCATACACTAAGATAACCTGTCAACACCTTTGTGCTGTCCAACGTGTTAGACAAGGTAAACATTAGGACAGACAAGGCGGTTTCCGGCGTTCCTCTCTCTTGCATCTTCCTACTCATTACCTCTTTTAGCGGTCTACCGACCGCGACCCAATCGCATCTTATAGCTTTAGCTATGCAATACACTAAGGTAACACTAAGGATTGATAGGTTATGACTAAGATAATCACTAAGGTAGCTACTAAGGAAGCCACTAAGTTAATCACTAAGACTTGCATAAGGTACACGATAAGGAAGTACACAAGGATAACGAAGGAGCAGACAGGAGCAAAAGGAACAGATAGCCCACGCCCACACAGACAGTCAACACGCCCTCACACCGCGCAAGCGGCCTCCTGCGGCCCTCATCCGGCTGGCCTAGGCGAACCTTTGGCCCTCACTAAGAAACGGCCTAGGCCTGCCCTCCGGCCCTAGAAATACCTTAGGCACCCTATGGGGACAACCCGGCGAGGGCGAGGGCGAGAGACCTGACACACGCCTATATCAAAATTTTGACTTTGGTTACTTTGTGACCACCTTTGGTTACACTAAGTCAAATCCTTGTGGCTTCTTCATGTAGCACTGGACAGTGCCACCAAGTATCTTCTGGCTGGCTAAGGCTGATTCCTTTGACTCATGAATCTTCCTGAGTACCTTCTTCTTGAATGACCCTACACCATACGTGTGAATCCAAATCATGTTACCTCCTTAATGAAGGGCCAACATAGGTCAGCCCTTTGTTACACTAAGACTCTACCTGCTACGCAGACGATGCAGAAGGCTTACGCATGGTACGACGTTGAACATCCTTAGCAATGGCATAAGCCTGCTTAGGGTCACGCCCGGAGGCGATAAGTTCCTGCGTGTTCTGGCGTACAGCCGATTCCTTCTTTGATTTGATAAGTGGCATTGTTCCTTAAATTACATTGCAAAGAATATTGGTGTAGTCCACAGTGGCGCCAATGGCCGTCTGAATATTCACCTGCATCTTCCTTGCACCAATCGGCAATCTGCCTCGTAGTGTGTTCTTGCCTATAACCCTCCAACCTGTAGAGGTGCCTAGGTTGGCAGAGACACCACTAAGTCGGTTGTCGTGCTCGTCGAGGTAGATGACAGAGATCTGCCCTGCATTGTCAGATGCAGACTGTACGTTAACCATTACAGACATAGAGAAGGTACCAGAAAATAATGGGACGGTTGCAACTTGAGACACGTTAACAGGACGAGTGCCAGAGATCACACGCATAACACCTTCACCCTTTAGCCCTGCACCTGCCACATAGCTTGCACTACCCCCGCCTGACTGTGTGTCTGCTGACCACGCCTGCATATCACCCATACCTAGGTTCCAGTTTGAGAACAAGGATAGAGATGGGTGGATCGGGCAGCAACCAGAGCCATTACGCAACTGATATCCGCAGTTCACAACAGACACAGCACCTCCTCCAGAGCAGAATGCATGATAGCCCGTCTCTTCCTCTTGCTTATAATGATCACCATAAGGGATGGTGATATTAGACAAGTTCAACTGGTTGCCATCTGAGACATTGATGAGTGCCTGTGTTTGACCTGCGTTACTGTTTGTAACAATACTCCCTCCAACTATGTTGAATAAGTTGGTGTGACCTCCAGCGATATCTATGTATCGTCTTGTGTTCTGACTTCCTGGGTTTTCGAAATTACAACCTTGGCACGTGATGGATGTGCTAGATGGGGCATCTACGAAGAATGTGATGTTAAGGAATGAGCAAGACACGAAGAGCATTGTGAATGACGCACAAGAGATGCGTATGTTACTACCTGCACCATCGAAGAATTGGCAGTGATAGAATGTTAGAATTTCACCACTATCATCTAACCTCTGAGGCACATACAAAATCCCGTTAGGATTTAAGGCATTTAGGCTGTTAACCTTATAGAATACGAAGCGCCAAGAGTTATGACCCATCTTAATGTTGTAATCAAACTTGTCAAAAGTACAATTTCGTATCTCTGTTTGACCGTTGTAACTCTTAACACCATCTGTGGTACGCCGTCCAGTGAGTAAGCCACTTCTGCCACCTGTCTTGTCTCCGAACACATAGAGCCCTTCAAGGGCCACAGATAGGTTGTTATAGTAAGGTGCAGGTGTGTACGAGTAGCTGCTTGTGATGGTAAACAGGTAGTCACCTGTAAACGCTGTGGCATCTATTCTTGCACGACTCACAGAAGAAATACCTGCAAGGGATGGGTCAATGTCAATGCCAGAAGAACCAGCGACCTTGTAAGAGCCACCTCCTAAGAAAAGTTGTTGCAACTTAGAAGATGCGTACCTGTACGCATTCTTTATAGCTGGAAGGCTGTCATATGTGGTGCTAGGCATGGCACCCCACATGTCCGCAAAGATTAGCCCATCAAATACACGGATAAGCCTCGTTCCATCATTTGCCACAACCACAGAACCGTCATCACCTACCTCGGTTGACCCTCTGCTCACTTTGAACAAACCAGACCCTAAACCTGCACCTTCATGCCATGATTCCAGGAATACACTCGAACCAAGATAGCATCCATAATTAAATGCCTTCATCTTGGCTAAACTTGAAAAGCGCAATGGTTGGCCATCTACATCTTTAACAAAAGTAGCCTTAATTAAAGCCATGTAACCTCCTTTACTTAAAGCGCCCACCATGAGCACCTTGAGTAAAGGGCGACCAGGTGATCGCCACTCTATCTCTTCTATAGTGTCACCTAAATCGTAGGTGATTGATACATAAAGCAATGTATTATTTGTAACCGCGTTCTAGCGATAAGATGTACAACCCAAGTTGTGTAGCATCAGGCTTGCTAAAGCAGACCTTATCGCCTACTTCATACACTGCCGTCAGCGTAGGTTTAGTCGGCATGACCCTGCTCTGATTTGGTGACACCTGACTGCACCCGGAAGTGATCAGCGAACCAATCAGCAGGATTGTCGCTAACATGATCCGCTTCACTTTGCGCCTCCTTCTGCTCGTGCTTCTTCTTTGCGTCCAAGAGCAGGCCAAGAAGACCTGCTAGGACTTCCAGAAGTTTACTCACAGTTTACTGCTTGGCAGATAACACTTGTTACTGCATCACCAGTGCCAGCACCAAAGTCTACGCCGAGGCCAACGGAGACAAGCGCCACCACTAGGCCGACAAGTGCAGCCACCACCTTCTTGCTTTTCAGGAACTTCATCAAGATGCTCCCCGTTTCCATTGTGATAACAAGGTAGTGTAGTTCTGCCAGTCGGTGTAGTTACCGGACTCGGCAGCTTGCGCTACCATCTTCTCGCACCAAGCAACACAATCAACCATTCCAGCGGGCCTTCCCCTCACGCACGTCAATGTGAGTGAAGTTGGCATAGCGCCCGATACCGTACTTGTTCGGGTACTTCTGCTCAAGGTAGAAGGCAACCTGAGACGGGGCCAAACCTTTGACGCGAATGTCCGCAGCCTTGCCCGTCATGTGGACGGAGTTCTTGGCCCCGCCTACGTTGGCATTGTGCTTGGCGCAGCGATGCCCTGAGTTCACAATCACAGGCATACCGAAGTGTTCGCGTACATCAGTGACCACTTGTAACAGTTCAGCATCTACGGTTGAGGTGCCGCAACCGCAACGGCAAGCAAATTCACTACGCTTAAAGTATTTGTTAAGCATCATAATATCACGCTTCCGGAGAAACAGCGGCCGATTCCATACCAGTTACATCCCAACGGTCTGTTGGTTCACTACCACGTGCAACAGCAATATGTAAGGTTGTGTCCGCCTTCACAAGAGCAACCATGGCACCTTTCTGTTTACCTGACAGGTGTTTGATGTTGATAGGGTGGTCTTTCTTCTTAAGGTCTGCTTCAGTAACAACAGGCAAAGGTAATGCCGTTGCAACAGTTTGTACTGCCTTCACTCGAAAAGCCTGACCAGTAACACTCTTACCATATTGAGCCATGTAATCTTCCTCCTTTTAAGCTGGGGTAATAGGGGCTTCCGTTATGACGGACTTCCACTCTGAATCTTCTTTGCCATCAACTGCGATAGCAATCTTCAACGCGCCACCGGTTGCTTCAAGGCACACCATGGCCCCTTTCTGCTTACCAGATTTAGTTGCATCATTGACGACATTGGTCTTGTCTTTAGATGCAGCCTCTTGAACGAGAGGGAGCATCAGTGCCTCACTAACAGGTGGTACCTGCTTCCTCCCATAGCACCCTGTTAAAGGCTGAGTACTATAACCATTAGCCATTATCTCTCCTATATTATTAGTATAAAGTAAGTAGGTAGGAATAGGGTGTACAGGAGTACACCCATACTATCACTACCTATATAATCTACTATTACCTAGCACTTCCTGGGACTACCTAGGTATACCTATAACTACCTATTATTTCCTTTTCTTCCTGGGTCCTCCTTCTATAGTGTCCCCTAATTACCAAGTCCTTGAAATTCTTGAGGAAAGTGTATTTCGAGAACGAGTTTTAGGGCGCATCGATTTGCCCCACACGGACTGGATTCTGGCATCGCTGGTGTTCGTCCGAGGTCGATATCCATGATCTTGCCCAGTAAAGAACTCCCGGCGCCTCCGAGGGTCGTGCATCATGTCCAGATAATCGCGCATCTCCTGCGCTCTGAGCCGATTTATCCGGTTAACCTCGTCATAGTCTATCTGAGAAGTCAATTGCCGTGTAGCGCCGTACAGGGCGTCTAAGCGGTCGTCATGCCGTAGGCAACCTTTCTCCAGAGTAATGTTCGAGATTTGACCGAACAGGCTGTAGCTCATCCGTATTTCGAGCGGGTAGTGCTGTATGCTGTCTATGTCCTGCTTGATCATCTCCGCGTTGAAGATGATGCGGTGAGCAGAGAATAGCGGCTCCAGCGTCTCGATAATACGCACTTCCTTCTGTCCGTGCGCATAGTCCTCTTTCAACTCGGCAGGCCACTCTCGTTCGAAGTATGGCTTAATTACCGCCTCAAACGCACCGTGACCAAAGTTCTTCTCTATGAAGACCTCTTTGACCTCTGCGGCCTTTGCCTCGCGCACAATGCGACTGAGAGCGCTATCCGAGTATCCACCCGGCACACCGAAGCACTTATATACGTAGATGAACGTCCCCAGCAAGAAGACGATAGCCACGCCAGTTTCGTCACCGTTCTTGCCTCCCGGTTTGAACGTGACGTGCGAGCCAACCCTTGTGGTGTTTACGTAAACCACGTGCCACCTTACGCATATTCTGAGGTGTTAGGTTGTGCTCTTTACAGAAGTCAGTAATGCAAGTTACAAGAAACTCTTCACCATCTGGAGAAGTGAATATGTAATCTTTGCCAGTACCTTTGTTGTAAGGTGTCATGCCTTTCTTGAACTCAGTAGCAACAGACAAGTGCTGTCCTTTCTTGATTTCAGTGGCAATACTTATGCGTTCACCTTTCTCGATGTTACCTGCTTTGCGATAACCACCTTTACCCATATTCCAACCAATGTTGTCATGTGGGCGTAGCTTTTCTTCTAGTGCATAACACTCTTCTTTGCTACCAGTGAATAAGATAACGTACTCGCGGCCATCACAAAGACGGCCTGCACACTTGTGCTCTCTCATACGCCTCTTAATATCGGAGGTTACACCAATATAACCTTGCATTACATCAGTTTCACCAACAACACGAATATGATAAACTTTATGCTCTGTCATATTTAACTCCCTTCAATTGTTACGTTAATTCGCTACTTTAACTTCTACTAGTCACCTAGTAGGTCGGACTATATCTTAGGCTTGCGCCTCCCTCTGTTTCAGACCGCTTGGCCTTACAGTTAGTCTCTACACGTTCCTATTATTGCAACAGGCTTCGCTCGGTATTGTCTCAGTGAGAGTTCCACCGAATTAAGAGGGTTTTACGCTGGCAGAGGTGTTTACCAGCCGGGTCAATGTACATGACTCGACGCTGAATAGGTCGCCACTCATACGGGCGGGCCACAGGGCGGTACAGGTAATCCGTAGGCTTGTTGCCGAAGCGCGGTGCATCGCCGATAAGGTTCATCGAATCATTACTCCAAGTCGGCATCTCCGGGACTACATCCGTGCCAAAGCTCATCATGATCAGGTTATTCAGGCGTAACGGGTAGCGGTCTGCATCCATCAGGCGAGTATTCAGCATGAACTGTAGCTGGAACTTAGCCGTACCCTGCGAGATCTCCTTCTCAATCAGCTTCTCATCATCGTACATCTCCGGGCAGGTTGGTGCGCCCTGAGTGCCGTCAATGCCGTACCCTGATCGGAGGCATGGATTATCAATCATGTCTTGGCGAATCATCGGTGCCAAGAAGTCTCCATAGCAAGCCTCTTGCTCCAGCGTTAGATAGCGACCGGGCCAGATACGAACCTGGTAGCCACGCGCCGGGAGGTTGTTGTAGATGGAGTTAACGCTCTGCGGCGTTCCTAGGTAGATGATATCGCCAAATTGGTTGATGGATTCGAATTCTTTGGTCAAGTCCTCCAGCAATGCACGGCCTGCTGCTGTACGGCTATTCTGTAACGACTCAACGTCGTCAGCAAGAATGATATCTGCACGCGCACCCTGCACACCTGCTTCGATAGAGTAGCAAGCGACAGACGGAGACTTGTCACTTCCACGTAAGGTGTAGTGAATCTCGAAGCCTTTGATTGAAGCCTTGTCGCCTGCGTAGATATCAGGGAGCATGAACTCAAGGAAGTCCAATCCACGGAAGATCTTAATCACCCAACCAGCGATTTCCTCGGCACGCTTGGCTGTCTGTGATACGATCATGATACGTTTGTGCGGTTCGTGAATGATACGGAACACCGCATAGATTGCAGCGATGGTGGTCTTAGCCTGACCACGCTGCGCCTCTACCATCCGATACTTGTTCCCTGCAAACAGGAACTTGAGGATATCGGCTTGTACTCGGTTCAGGTCTGGATTGCCAGTGATTAACGTATTGATTACCACCTGAGCGAACGACAGTAAGCCCTGCACCGTATAGGAGAACGTCTGCTGTAACTCTCGCAGCATCTCCCAACGGGCAAGGGCTTCCGCTTGTGACTCCCTTGCCTTTGCCATTAAGCCTCCTTAACGTCAGTAAAGTTAATGACCTTGCCTTGCGATGCAGCCTTGAGTGCAGCCAGTCGCTTGGACAGCTTGCTCTCTTCTTGCTGCGCGGCAGGTGTAGCAGTGATGCCGTTATCCAGCACCCATTTACACATCGCACCTACATCCTTGCCTGAGACAAGACCGATGGCCGCATCAGGGTCGTCCTCGATAGCATCGAGGATTGCCTGTGCCTTCTTGTTAAACATCTTAGTAATGGCGTTGTGGAGAATACCTACATCATCTTCGCTCGCCGCATGTCTGTTATTTACTGCCACGCTTCTCTCCTCCATTTGGTAACTCGGTTCCATACCCAATCGCCAATCTGCAACATAGTGTAGATTGCGGTTAATATGTAAACCCAGTTCTCCCAACTAATACCTAAGAAGGTCGTGCTCGTCACTACGGCACCCGGCACCCACTTCAGCGTATCGTTGATAACATCTGAGTTTACCATTCTTCCTCCTTACTCTAAGTGAGTTCTGTTATCAAAGACCGCCTTCACCACCATACGACACTCCGGTAAAGGCTCCGTGAAGGTAAGGGTGCGATAGTCAGTCCCCAAGGTGTAGGCATCTTCGTCTTGAAGAAGGCCATCAAGGAAAACCTCAACATTCCCTACGGTTGTCCCAAGGTCAACCACCGTTGTACCTTCGGTGATGCGGTAGGACATGCGAAGCACATTACCCACCTCTGGCACCGCGATGCGGGAACCGATAAGGACGGAGACACGCTCACCTTTGCGCAATGCAGGTTGTGCCAGTCGAATCTCATTATTAACGATCTCGAATGCACCTGCTAACTCGTCTTGGAAGACACCATCTCGCCACACTAAGGCTGAGTGGAAGAAGAACGGAGGTGATACTTTAGTTTCACCACCCGCTGCCTCATATGTCCAAGGTACTGTGCGATGAGAGATATTGGAGTCAAACGACTTAATAATGCCAATAATCTGCTCATCCTGACGCTGGTTCCATGCCGTCTGCTTGGCATCATTCGCATCAATCTGCGTTTGCAGGTTGCTATTTGCCGTATCAAACTGCGCCTTGTTCACAGCATGATGGCCCTCTGTACCAGGCATTAGGTGGTAAATGTTATGCCACCCTGCATTGATATCTTGCTTGAAGTAGAAACCATCAGGCAAGAAACCATCTAGCATCTCCTGAGTTAACTCAAGTTGCTGGATGAAGGAGTTATTCAAGGATTTCATATCCAAGATAACATTGCGGTCGAAGTTAGCATACGGCTGATTCTTCCCTACAACACGCCGAACCCTCACTACTGTACCGCTAGAAGGTGGTACGTTGAATGTAATCTGGTTTGTACCTGACAGTTGCCAGCCAGTGGCACTTTGCCAAGCCTTACCGTCCCAGATTTCAACGTAGATATCAGAGGCTCGAATGTAACCCTTGTCTGCTCCAGCAAAGCTGAAAGAGAAAGTAGTCTGCGAACCATCTGCTGTCCTCTCGGTAAAGGTATAACTCATCAGTCCTCCAATAAGTCTACGCTGGCCTTAGTCATTTGACCAATACCAATCGTGTTAGCCAGTGGCACCAGACGACGCACCTTATCGACGATTTGTCGAGTCGATACATCATCGTCGCCATTAGCGTACTTAACCAATGCCTTGGAGAAGTCCACGGCATCACCAATGACACCCGCACCTGCTACAAGCTCACCAAACCCTTGCTGCTGGAAGCCCATACGCCCCGGAGCCTGCATAAGCGAATCCGGCATAAGGCCGAGGGTCGCCAATGCATCACCAGCCAGACCGAATCCTGCAACCTGCGGCAGTTTGTTGAACACACCCATAGCTATGTTTTGGGTATCGAATTTCTCACGTAGGAACTTGTCTCGGTCTGCACGACCGATTGCCTGCATCTGCATCTGAGTGGCATAGGCTGCGAAGCCTAACAAGGAAGACCAAGCCAGAATCTGAGCGGCCTGAATCTTATCACCCCGTAAATCGTGAATTAGCTGTTTCTCGATAGAGACAATGGAGAATGATTTGAATTGAGTTAATGCTTTGCCCCACCATTTGTTCATCCAGATACCCTCATCCCCGATGAAGTTACGTTGGATAAGGCGACCAGACATACGGCGCACCGCCACACCCACAGTTTCCCGAAGGTCTGGCTCCATAGCGTCGAAGTTCATCATGCGAACTCTCTTGCCGCTATAGTCTGCGTAAGACGGGTTATCATCAAAGTGGCGCTGCAACCGCTTCATGGTTGCCTCGTCAAGACCTACCTCATCCAAGTCACGCTGCGGTAGTTTACGACCACCAGACAAGTGCTCCTTGAGGCGCTTATTGATTGAACGAGCGACGATCTTCTCAGAGCCACCCTGTACTGCCTTGAAGCCAGACAGCCAAGTGTTGATGTGACTACCCATCGCAAGTCCATTATCTATCACAGCAGACAGGCGGCTGAGATTATCAGCAGTCTCGCCGAACTCATCGTGACGGACGTTCCAGCCAGTCAGCCAGTTATCCTCACCGATGTACCCGACAAGCTCTTCCATCTCTCTTAATTCTGGTTCCAGCAGCCTGCCCTGTGCCGTCCCGCCCTCTCGCCCGGCACGTGACCGGAGGAACTTGGTGGCTGGTATGGATTTCAGGACAGTACCAAGGCCCATCTTCGTGATAGCCCGCGCCATCTCTGGTATCTGAGCAAAGCCCATCTGACCAAGACGTAACAAGCCAGTCACCTCACGCACTCGGCGAGTGCCTCTGACGATGCCAGCGTTAGGGTCTGCATCGATGGTGTTACCGTACAGCATTCGTACAGAGTCACGGAGCATGTCCGCTTCTGCCCGAAGCTGCTTGATTGCCTTAGCGTCAGAACCTGCCATATTGCGCCCAGCACGCTCTGCTGCGTCGATCGCATTCAGGACAGACTGACGGGTAGGGAAACCCATTGCGGCCAGTGCAGCGCCGCCTGCGGCCTCTTTGCCGTAGCTCTCGACCAACTCGCCCACGTTAGTGTTCAGCAAGTCCTGCACCTTCATTCCGCCATACTCTGCCTGCGTGTTGATACCCATGCTGGCCTTGGCCCGGTTCGATACAGACTCTGCCATCTCTTGCAACTCTGTGCCTTCGATGAAGTTGTCGATGATAGAATCCGGCACACCTGCCTTCTTCAAATCTTCGACAAGCTGTACCTGCTGCTGCTGAGACACTACACGATCAAAGGATACACGACTCGACAAGGTGGAGTCTGAGGCGCGAATATACTGGACTTTAGCCAGCGCATCGGCAGACTTCTTACCCAGCTTGTACTTGCCAGTTTGATAGCCTTTAGATAGCAATGCAATCACGGCCTCACTGCTACACATACGGTTCACAGCCTCTGTAACCTTGATGCCGTCGTAAATCACAGGCATATAGTCACGCGCCGCCTTGACGTTCTCGAAGCCTGCTTCACCCGCTTGCTTACGTAGCTCAAGTGCCTTCTTCAACTTATCCGCCATGCCTTCGGCTGCCAGCTTAACACCTTTCGGCGTATCATCCGGTATACCTTTAACGATAGCAGTGTAGATTTGGTTGTTGAAGTCTCGCGTCACGGCAGGGTTCAGATAGTCGATAGCACGCAGATTGTTATCCTTGATGAACTGTGAGAAGCCATCGTTGTAGCGGTTACGCTCTGCTGTGCGAATCAAGTTACCATAGACGTTAGATAGAATCGAGGCAGTCTTGCCCTGATAGGCACCCCCTTGAGCGTTCTCCAGTAGACGTAAGCCTAGACCACGGAACACAGGGTTCTTCGAGTTAAGGATAACAGAAGAGACAGAGCCAAGCCCAAAGGTTGACACCGGGCGCACATCAGACTGGTAAGCCTCACGTGCAAGGTCGTCCATCAGGTCTTCCATCTTATCGGACAGGTCGAACTGCTCACCTTGAATCTCTGAGCCTTCCACACGTGCTGCCGACAGGGAATCATCAGGCGCTTTGGCCTCTGCCTCACGTGCTGCTACGGCTTCCGCATGTAACTCGGTAGGAGTCTTGGTTCGCTCTGCACGGATGGCGGCTACCGCCTCGCGCACTGCGCTGTGCATGTCCACTTTACGGGACGGCACCTCAAGACCTAACTCCTTGATCTGCTCCTCGCGTGACAGGCTGGAGAAGCGTTTAAGCTCCGCCTTGGACATTGCCACATTCTCCACCTGTGCCAGCTTTGCATTAAGCTCATCAAGACGTTTGGTGGCGTCAGCGATAGGTGCGTCAAAGCGACGGGCAATCGCCTGCAACTCTACCTTGGTGTCCAGCGCTTCGGCTTTACTCCGGGCAGCGCCCTTCTTGGCAGCGTGCTCCGCCTTGGCAGCGGTGCGACTTTCCTGCATAACACGTAGCTCATCCTCTGCCTGACGAATGGATGCCTTGAGTTGCCCCTTCTCCTTAGCAGTCATGCGCACGTTAGCCTGCTTGCGCAAGCCTTCGGTATGCTGGTAGATTGCCATGTCGAAGTCTACCTCTCTGGCCTTGAGTGGCTCAAAGTTACGAGCAGCCATATATGCATCGTACTCCATCGCCTCCATGACGGCGCGAGATGCAGACTGGTCGAACTCATCGGCACCGCGAATCACGGTATCAAGGTCGTCAACGGTTGCTCGTGGCGTGTCCGTCTCTACGCCTCGGACGCGCTGGCGTGTCGCTGCACCGATAGTACCACCCATCACCATCCCGAAACCCGCAGCAGTTAGCACATCATCGATGTTACGCTGATAGTCACCCTGAGCAAGTACAGCTGTAAGTGCTGCGTTCTCCCCGGCAGCCAGCAGGCCAGTCTTGAGGACACGGCCCATGCGGCCTATCTTGACGGCACCAGCTACAGGTGCGGCGACAACGGATGCAGCCCAGCCAACCGGATCGAGGACACCAGCCGCCAGTTGGGCAGCGAAGCCAGTGAAGCCGTTACGGGCGAGAATCTCGGCACGATCCTTATCCGCCTGTGCATTGGACATGCGGAATTGTAGCTCGGCTGGAGACTGCACACCTTGCACAATCTCCTGCGCAATCTCGTACCCATGAATGCGAGACAACTCTTCCACGGTAGACTGCGGAACTTCATAACCCTCTTGGGGTGCGAACTCGGTTGTGGCTCGCTCTAACGCGCGTTGTCCACCATAAAGAGCCCACTCACTCTCAAGGGCAGTGGTCATAACCTTATCCTGCTCTCGCTGCGCTTCCAGCTTACGCTCGGCTTCGGCTACTTGAGAGAAGGTAGGCGGCAAATGACGTTGTGCTACACCTACCCAATTCTGGCTTGGTAATTCAGCCATGTTACCTCCTTAGTTAATGCCATTCATAAAAGGCTGTCCAACACGTTGGACAACCCTTGAGTATGACACTACTTAACTTTCACCTTACCCACTTTGGCCCCAGCAACTAACTTGCCAGCACCCGGCGGGTACACTTGCATCCACCCGTTCTTGTCGATACGATTATGAATGCTCTGGCTCACGAATGCAGGTGACATCTTACCTGCGAACTTGACGTACATAGAACCGTCTGCTCGCGTCTCTACCTCGCTGATACGAGGGATACCTGCTTCACCTTGTGCCATGTTATATGCTTCTGCGCGACGAACCAGCAAGCCCGGACTGCGCTTGCCTTCCGTAGATGCAGTGCCTAACATCTCAATGAAGCCATCTGTGATACGACCAGCCTTGAAAGCTGCGTATGCTTTGGGTGACTTCTGAATGCCAGACTTACCTAAGTTATAGGTCAAATCCATGATACCACGCTGGGTACTTGGGTGCATCGCATCGAAAGGGATAGCCCAATCTTTGGTAGACGGTACGTTCTTCTTCATGTCCTGCTTGAGAAGACGCATGGCTCGCTCCGGTGTGAGTTGTGACTGACCCGGCTTGAATGGGACTTTGTCAGTACCAATCATAATGTAACCATTAGCTTTCTCTTCGGCAGTGAGGAAGTGACCGTAACCTACAGACTGACCATGCGCATCTTTGTACGGAGTGTACACACCGGCTACACGGTCGAAGCCTACGTTCATGCCGTTCTCTGTTTTAGCTACGTAGTTGAAGAAGTCCTGATTCTTCTTATCATAGCCGAACTCGAAGTTCTTCGGAAGGTTCTCTCCTGCTGCAAAGGCGGGAGACATTAAGAAGTCAGCGATACCCCGCTTCCCTACGGCTTTCGCTGTCACCTCGCCTTTCTGTAGAGGCTGTGCTTGGTAGCCGCCAGCACCCCACATGCGCATCTGCTGCTCCTCGAAGTTCTTCTTGGCTTCGTCGCGCTCTTTTACTTTAGCGTCGTAATGTTCTCGAAGTAAGGATTGTCCTTTAATTTCAGAGAGCGGCATTGCTGGGGTGAGGGGAGTGCGACCTGAGCCAGCACGAATAACAAACATGCCACGCTTAGAGTCAACATCCACGTAGATATCTTCTTCACTCATTCCTCCAGATTGATCAAGCAACTCTTGCTTGTGACTATTAATGTACTGACGAAGTGCGATAGGTACGTCTTTCTGGTTCATCCCTATAGCGTCACCTAAAGCGCGAGCATCACCTTTAACCAACACACCCTGCGTGAAGAAGCCTTCGGATAGCTGGGTATATTGAGAGGTGAGATAGGATTGCAGGTGACGTTTGATGGTGTCGTTGTTGTGACCAGCCACCTTCATGGCGCGGGCAATAGTCATAGCATCATCTAACACAATGCTGCGACCTGCCTCACTCATGTTGTCGCCACGTGTAAGCCAGCTACCACCAGCTACATCGTCAACAATACCCTCTACATCCGATGATAACTCTTTGAGGACGGGGCCTTGTAGCTTCTCACCTTTGGCAACGTTCTGAGCGAACTCCACGGCCTGACCTACGTTGTAGCCCATCTGCAATGCGCGGTCATAGTTCTCGACAAAGGCATACTCCTTGTCACCCATGACGGCACGACGTGCATCCTCCGGGATGGAGTCGCGGGCATTCATCAGCGTCTTGAGCGCCTCAGGCTCCGTGTTCATATCCTTGAGGTTAGCAGAGGACATTTGCATCAGGGAGTCATAGCGGGCCTGAATGTTCGGGTCTTTGATGAGGTCTTGTCCCAGCTTGAGGTAGCGCATCTGCTCATAACGACCACGGATAGCTTCGGCCTGATCCCCGGTAGCGCCAGTACGCTTAATCTCATCCTCAGCCAGCTTGGTGTAGGTTCCAGCCAAAGCCTCGGCATAAGCCTTGCGGTCTTCGTTACTGATATCCTGCAAGCCAAGAGGCGAGCCAGTCTGACCTCGTGCCAGTAAGTCCTGCATCTTGGCATCCTCGGCATTCTTCTTAGCTACACGGTCGAACAAGGATTTGATCTCACCATCAGACCATGCAGTACCACCGGAGATTTCATTGTGGTTCTGCATAATCTTGAGCATTTCTTCTCGGTCAAGCGCACCGTTAGTGAACGCCTGAATCGCTGCATCCTTCTTCTCGAAGAGTTCCACCTGATTCTGAGCGGCCCAATTTCGGTTAGCCTGAATCTCGGCAGTCTGTAGCTTACCATTACGCTGATACAAGGAGATACCATTGGCATCCTTCAAGGATTTAGTGGCTTCAACGAATGTTGAATCACCAATAGCTGCCCGTTCCATTGCAATCTGAGCAATCATTTCTTCATACTCAGGCTTGGTAAGCTGCATGGTGACGGCTTCCTGCTGTAGCTGGTGAAGTGCCGCATCCAGTGAACTGCCAGACAAACCTTCCGTCACCATCAATACGCGAGAGTGCATTGCCTCGGTGCGCTGCTGTGCTTCCCTCTCCAGCTTGGCACTTGCCCTTGCCGCGAAGATCTTAGGCTGCTGCTCCATGAATGCGTTGGAGACAAGACGCATGGTGTCCTTATCCCCTTGCAGGCCCGGATATTGCTGGTAGACCTTGGCTTGAATGGCGTTGCGGGAGTCAACCACCTTCTGCTCCCACTCTTCGTCTGAGCCTTGGAATCGCTTGGCCTCATCCTGTAATGCGATGGTGTGACCCAGCACATCATTCTGTAACTGCACCAGCATGTGGGCGCGAGCGCCACCCACAGTCGCATCGTCGGAAGGCATCAAGCCCTGCAAGGCGCGGTCATACTGACGTACCTTATCATCTTCAACGGCTTGCTGCATAATCTCGGTGCCAACCGTAGCGAAGGCACCAGCGGCACTAAAGATATCGTCGATGAACGATGAGCCGCTACGTCGAATTTGAGGCTCGCTCACTTGGATTGCAGAGGTGCCTGCCATACGAGGGCCACCCGTAGACTTCACCTGCTGCAAGCCTTGCACAGCTTGACGCTCAATTGCCATGTTTCCTCCTTATCGTCCTACTCCAGAGGAATAGGTTCTTGATTCTTTCCACGCTGTGCTCAATGCCTTCCCGGTCTTAGCACCAGAGAGGTATGAGGTGGCAGCGCTACCGACACCAGACAGCAGTGAACTAAACGCAGACGGCTTCTCAAAGCTACGCTGCTGCATCTGTCCACCTGTCTGGATTGCTTTAGCTTGGTTGATGAAACTCTGCTGCTGATTCTCAAAGTTATCAATAAGCTGAGATTGGTTCCTGCCTGCCTGCCCAGATAAATCTCCGAGCAAGGAAGAGATGGAAGCACCGCCAGTACCGGAGGCACCCGCCATTAACTCAACCTGTGCCTGCTGCTGTAGCAGTGACACTTGGTTCTGGATAATGTCTTGGTGGAACTCCTTGTTAGCCTGACGCTCCAAATCACCCAATTGACGATACTGCTCGCGGGTGTTGATCATTTGCTGCTTCCATTGCTCTTGCTGCTGCTTGCGTAGCGCCTCCGCCTCGTTACCACCAGACAAGAAACTTGTCAGGCTACTAAGCAAAGAGCCACCCATAGACAGCAGACCAGAATTAGAGAAGCCAGCCGTGGAGCCACCTAGCCAGCCCATAGCAGAGCCAAGGATGCCACTCCCTGCACCTGCGGAGGCACCCCCGGCAGCAGCAGCAGCACCGCCAGCGGCGGCACTACCCCCGAACATGCTACCGAGGGCAGCAGCGGCAGAGCCGATTATTGCCATTATACCCTCCTTTTACTCGGATTGTATGACCCTTCCCACTCGATATCCCGTAGCTGCAAGGTATGCGGCGCTACAGACTTGATACGGTATGTCGCATCTGTGCCCTTGACACGGAGCGGGAACTTGAAGATACCCTCCTTCGGCTTGACGTAACCAACAATATTGTTGCGGGCACCACCTATGCGGTTCGATGCCTTAGCTACGCGCTTGCGCCCGGAAGCATTCGTGATCTCTACGGTGAAGTCTGGATACTTGTCCAAGTTGAGATGAACAAGTCCAATGACAGGCGTATCGATGTACGAGGTACGCCCTTGAGAATCCTTGAGCACCACAGGTGTAGGCTCAAACTCTTGCGAGTAATGTTCGCCCACCACACAATGAATGATGGAGTTCTCTTCGCCAAGGTCAAAAGTGGTGTGCAACCTGTTACCATCATCTTCATGTTGGAACAGGAAAGAGCCACCGACATAGGCAGGCCACCCTTGCGTAAGGACACACTCTAGCATCTCAGGGTGTTCAGGTAGCCACGGTAATTGACTTGAATACCAGCCATCTGACGCAGCGTCATAGGCAAAGGAAATGAGCGCCTTGCGGTCTAAGCGAATCTGGTCTTCAAGGTGGTACTCTATAGCGTCACCCATATCCATCCTCTCAAGGAATAAGCCTTGACTCCCTCGCTCGATGATGATGTACACCACCTCACTGGAGTAGAACATCGCTCGTACCTTGACGTCAGTGGGCCACACCCAGCGATGCCATGCTGCCTGCACTCGGTCAGTACCTTGCCAGAGCCAGTCATACACGTAGACCACATTGCGGTTCTTGTCCGCCATCACGAACAAGCGGTTGATGTTGGAACTTGCCACCATTGAGATGATGTTGCCCTCAATCAACTTATTGACGTGACTTGTGATAGGTTGTGCCTTCTTAGTGTCAGAGTAGGAGTCTGTATAAAACTCCCGGATACCAGAGTAGGAACCCTCACTTGTAGCGAACATTACAGACTCGCCTGTAGCTACCGGGCGAACGTTGTTGTTCACCTCAAAGGCAGTAACTGGTTTCAGCAAGGCATTATCCTTAGTCAGCGCCTTATCTCCCGGTAAGATGAACTGAGAGCTATCAGAGAACAACACCGTGTCACCGTCCAAGGTGATGGCGTGCTTTAACTGGTACACCTCACTTGCATCGGAGAAGATATCAATGGGGTCAGTATCTAGTGAGGACACTACCGTGTACCGGAAGAAGTCAAAGAAGCGAGAAGTGCGAGACATAATGACAGCCTCTCCCGCTGTTAAGCAAAGGCGATTCTGCACCATAAACATCCCACCCAAGCATTGCGGCACCCCCTCATCTATAAAAGATGGCATAGGGTTGGTTAGGTCGTCACCGACCCGACGATCTTCCCAATCACCTTGGCGAATCTTGAATTGCGCCACACCTCCGATGATGCCTGTGCGCTCAATGATGTAGGGCATGGTGTTCTTGTCAAAGCCCAACTTCACATCTGCTGCAATTGTTTCCTTCCACGTAACAAGGTTACCCTCGGACTTCTCTGCTACAAGCCAGTAGCGAGATTCCGGCTTGCTACCCGTAGGCCACACCTGTACCTTGTAACCTTCTGGTGCTTTACTCGGCAGCAGGTCGGTGGAGGTAACTTTGTACTTGATAGCCACCAAGTCTCTTCCTTTCGCACCATCCTCGGTGCTCACAGTGAAGTCTGTGTTACCATCCTTGCGGGTAATGACGATAGTCGTACCCATACGATAAACCTCATACTGTGATACACCATCCCATTGCTGGAGTTTGACGAATAGCTGCTCTGCGATAACCTCGGTTCGGATAGTCTCTACGTGACTTGCTTCCCCACCATCGCTTGTTTTGTACTCAGCAGCAACCTGACCATTAATAGTGATCTGGTACTTCGTACCGTAGTTACCATAAGCACAAAAGACTAAGGCAGTGGAGCCTACCTTTGGAGATCGCTCCTCTCTAGCACGGACGACCTTCCTACGGTTAAGCATGAATGTTACATCTGCAATAGTCATGAACTGTACATCTTCCCTTGGGTTCTGCACTTCGCTAAGGTAGACCATAGGTGCGTCGGAAGAGGTGACATTGCAGCGATTACCCATGCGATCAAAGATTTCAGGGATTGCACCTTGCTTCATGACGAAGAAGTATTCCTCATCGCCGTCACCTCGACGGTAATGGTGGAATGCCATGTTATCATCGCCTTTTGCCATCAGTTTGTTCAGGTGAGTTGTTCCCATGCGGGACTTAGTTCCATCAACAACATCTGGAACCATGTTAACCATATCCGTGCATTGCCCGTCAAGGCGAACGGCTGGCGGTTGCTGGCTGATACCTTGAATCTGCCTGCCTAATGAGCCTTGAACTTCCATCATAACCTCCAAGGACGTGGTGGATAACTGTCATAAGGTGCGTGTGAGTAGGCCGGGACATTCTGGTAGCCCCCTGCCATGACACCAAACTGACGCTGCGTCGGGTTGTGGACTAGCATGTTGAGTCGCTTCTGTGCCGACTGCTCTGCTTGTACACTCACAAGTAACTGGCTGGCGATAGTCTGGTGAACTTGCAGTTTAGTCTTGTCTGCATCTTTGGAGGTGATGAACTCACACGCTGCCTGATATGCAATAGCTTGCATAACGTTGGTAGGTAGATGCTCGAAAGGTAGCATTACGACCAAGGTCAGCCGGATGCGACCATCACGGTTCACATGCCCTCGCATATCAAACGTGTGATTCCACGTAGAGTACAGCTTGCCAGCACGCAAAGTCATAGGTACTTTCAGGTCATTCAGCCCGTAGCATTGCAGGACGGACAGCGTATTGTTAGGCAGATTGACCTCTCCGTTCTGATCGGGTGCAATGTTCCAGTTAGGTTCACGGTTGAACCACCAGCCGTTACCCTGATTATACTGGAAACGCTGTGATACAATGTCAATGATCTTGTTCGCATCCTCCGCATCCAAATCCCCTGAATCCAGAGAGTCAACACCCTCACGGCCAATGGCACGCATACAGAGGTTTACCGCTTCCAGCTTACTATCAATGATGCCGAACGTGGCATCAGACATTAACGCGGACACATCACTAGGTTGAATAAGTGGCATGAATACTCCTAACAAAAGAACCCCACCTACGCAAAGTAGATGGGGCATAGGTTATTTCTCAGTTGGCTTCATTGCAGTCGCCTTGATATCGTTAGCCATCACAGCGCGAACAGCAGCAACCAGATCTTCCGCCTGAAGACCTGCCGCACCAGCGGTAGCCGCAGCCTGCTTGACGTACACAGCCTTACGCATTGCTCGGTTAAGAACCTGAGTGTGATGTTTAGCCGCAGCAGTAACAACTTCACCAGTGTCAGTGCTAGTGTTACGCTTGGTGGTGACAACAGACACAGCTTCCCATCGATCAGGAATTGCACCTTCGGACAGGAAGGTATCGATGTAGTAAGTCTTCTCTTTCTTCTCGTAGAAGATATCACCAGTCACATCGATAGAGCGACCCACCAGCAGCGCATCAGAAGTGAACAGCACAGCGATAGCGCCGTTCATCTCAGCAGTTGCATCATAGCGGTAGCCGTTGTCTTCATTGGATAGCAGGTGATGTGCCTGACCAGGTGTGAATTTCGGGAAGCGGTTAGACGGGATGACCGGGCAGTTGTAGGAAGACAAGGTGAAGCCCTGAATGGTAGCACCAGACTGGCTGATAGTATAGGTCTTGTCTACAATACGGTCTGCATCACGCAGCACGTTGAAGTAACGCCACGGCATCAGAATTGCTACATCAGAGATGTCAACCTCCTGCTCAAGCTGCTGCTCCAGAGCGAACTCTACAGCGGCCATTACGTACTGCGGGTTAATCAGTGCTTCGCCTTCGTTAACCTCTACATTGATAGAGAAGCCATGACCTTTAACACGCGGGTTAGTGCGCTTGTCGTGGGTGTTGCAGATACCGCCCAGCAGCATCTGCTGAATCAGCATTTCATCTTCCATACGTTTCAGTTGCTTGGCTTGGTTTGCTGCCAGCTTCGGTTTCAGGCTGTCAATGTCACCCTGCACGTCATGCAGGTGGGCAACGGTGTTACGAGCGATAACGGTCGCATCGATCACCAGTTGGTTTTTATCCGCCTGAGTAGAGGTAGCAGCCGGAGACTGACCCGGAGCCAGCACCTGCAACTCAGTCTCACCGAGATATTTGTTGCTAACGGTGTTGGTGCCAGTCACGGACTGTACGTCAAAGTAAGACATGATGTTCTCACCCTTGAGGTACTGCTCGTTAACCTTGCCGTTGAACTTCTCAATCAGCAGGCTATCGACTTCACCAGAAGCGGAAACGGCAACGTTAGTCAGATTGTTAGGGGTGCTCATGTATTAGAATCTCCTTATAAATCAAGTTGATACTAGGGAGGCAGATTCCTCCCTTCTATAGTGTCACCTAAATAGGCTTACAGGCCTTTAGCCATGCCAGCGCGGCGGCGGGCATCCAGTTTGGCCTGTGCTTCTGCGGCAGCTTTACGGTCACGACCGAAGCGCTGACTTAGTTGCGAGATCTCCCGGATGTATTCCTGCGCAGAGAGCGGGGAGTTGTCCGATGCATCCACAGCCGGCGCAGACGGCTGTACGAGAGTAACCTCATCATCACCCTGTGCAGCCTTGCGACGTGCTTCCAGTTCACGCACAGCATACATCTGGAGATACTGGTTCCCGGACTGCATCACTGCATTGAAGGCTGTAAGCTCATCATCACTAAGAACCTCAAGCGCCCATTCTTCCAGACGGCTCCAACCTTCTTCCCCTCCGCACTCTTTGGAGATATCGGTGAAGCGCTGCACGTCTGCGGCCTCGCGCTCCTTGGCTTCGTTCTCGGAGCGGAGCATGAAGGCTTCATTCTGTGCCTTGAGGCCAGACAGGTAGGCGTCCACGGCGAACTTGCCGAAGGCATCATACAGCTTCTGCTTCGTTTCTTCTGACAGGGAGAAGTCGCCACCCTTAGCGTAAAGCTCGGCAGCGATAGCGTGGGCGTCAAGACCCTTGGCCTTGAGTTCTTCCTCCACTTCTTGCGGTACTTCAATGGTGACTTCTTCGCCACCAAAGAAATAGCTTACTTCTTCTTGAGACGACTCAGTAGGCTTGTCTTCCTCTTTGCCTTCTCCTTCTGGAGTCTCGCCTTTAGGATCTTCTCCTCCGGCGTCTCCAGCGTCAGTGTCGCCAGTGTCGCTTTGTACATCAGCGTTAGTGTCAACAGTATCAGTATCAGTGGTAACATCGGTGGTTGCCTCCTGAGTCTCTTCCGGCGCTGTGTCGGAAGTTGGATGAGTGGTAGTTGGTTCAGTGAATGAGAAAGCCATTAGCCCTCCTGCATTGATTGTTGAATCACACCGGGAATAGCCTTAGCTACGCCCTCGTTAAGTAGGTTTTCCTGCTGCCCTTCCGCTTGGCGTGCTGCCTCTTGCTGTAGCTCTTCTTCTGTCTTGAAGAAAGGAAGTTCAGCAGAGATCTGTCCACGTACCCAATCCATGTAGTCAGGCCATTTGACCGCCTGCTGCACAGGCTCAGGCCACTGCATAGGTAAGGCCATGTACTGAGAGAAGTCAGCCAGCTTTTCAAGCTCCGCCATGCGCCCCAGCGCTTCGATGCCAGTGATAATCACAGGGTCGATTAACTCGGAGGTCAAGGTCTTGCCTACCTCGTTCAAGCCCCACAAGGCGACAGGTGTCTGCATGGTCATGGCGAACAAGGAGTATGCACCGCCCATGTTCTGCTCTACTTCCAGCGCATCACGCTTAATCTCTACGGCAGTCACACGCTCCGCATCACGGCGCACCAAGGACTCCATCATGAAGACGATACCGATGCGGCGGGTGTACGTCTCCAGCACTTGGGCGATAGGCGTAAGGTCAGCATACTTGCCAAGCTGCACAATGTGGATATCTTCTTCCACACCTGTGATAACCTCACCAGTACCAGAATTGACGAAGTGGTCTACGTCAGTCTGCGCACCGGGACGAATCAGGTATTTGATATCCGCCATAAGGGCAGCACCACGTGCCACTGCTTCGGATAGGAACTGGACAACGAACAAGTCGCCGGAGTAATCCTCCATCAGCGGGCGGCCCCAATCTTCACCATATGAGCGCTTCCAAGTCAGTACGATGAAAGGCAACTTCTCGGTCTTGACTCGGCTCTTCGTGCCTACCGGGATATCATCAGCAGATTGATTGACCTCCCAAAAACCGTCACCCTCATAGTGAGCATGGGTATACAGCTTGACCTCATCATCCTTCTTGCACATCTTGCCACGCATACTGACTTCGATAGCCATACGGGTGGCTGGGTCGAATGTGCGAAGTGCTTTCTTCTGGAGTAGGATAATATCCAGTAATTCACCATTAGTATCCCGGTTCACCACATAGTGGTGCATAGGGATGGTGCTGATATTACCCTTGCTCGGCTTGAACAACATACAGTTTCCGGCAACGATGAGGTGTTTGAATGCCTCGACGATTGCAGGGCGGAACTGACGCTGCTCAAGCGACTTCATAGCTGCCATCTCCACGCGGGCAAACATAGTCGCCAGCTTGGTCTTATTCAGGCCAGCCTTTGATAACTGCTCCTCACCTTTGGTGGTAAGGTCAACACGGAAGAAAGATCGCTGTGCAGGGAATAACACCTGTGCCAGCTTATTAGCTAAATGGTTGGTGGCCTGCGCGCCTGTACCCTGCCACCCATTCTGAGAGGTTTCATTGTCTCCCTCATCATTCAACAGGTAAGGCAGGGATAACTTAGCGTAATGCTTCGCCCGGCCAAGGAACGGATTACGCTTGGTTATGAATTTCTCCCACAGCTTTGGAATCTTCGAGCGCTTACCACCATACTTCATATCGGTGTTTGGCCCCATATTATACTCCTAGACTGGAGGCCACAGGACGAACCAGACCGCGCTTGCCTTTAGCGCCCGCCTGAGAATCTTCTTCACCGTGACCCATCTGGATATCTTCTGCGCCAACCTCCTGCTGGCGCTCAAGCTGCTGTGCAGGGACTTTGGTTTCTAAGCTAACTGGCTTCTGGCTCATACCGAGCACACCACCTACAAGTTTACCTACACCTTTAACAGCCTTCTTAACTACACCCATGTTATCTCCTTAGAACTTTAGGTTATACACAGTGCCGAACGACTCAAAGCCTAAGCGCTCATACATACGTCCGACTCGTTCTTCGTTGATACCGGAGGCAATGGACAGGCGCACCTCACAGCACGCCACAGATTCAGCCCACTCTACATACTGCTTGACTAAGCGGTAGCCGAGGGATGTTCCTCGTCTCTCCGGTGTGATGTAGAACAGGTAGTCACTTGCCACCATAGCTGGATTCCAAGGTGCCATAGGGTGTGCAGCAGCCCATAAGAAGCCTACGACCTCACCATCTAACACAGCCACCCACAGGAATAAATCATCCCGCATGTAGGCTTCGCATAAGTGATGGGCGCTCATCTCGGCATCCCATACAGCAGAGTGATGGGCCGTAGACTTAACCTCTTCTTCAACGTACCGATTACCAAGATTGATAATCGAAGGGATATCAAGGAACGATGCAGGACGAATCATGGTGTCACCACGATCTGAGCATTGATACAGTTCAGAATGTACCGTTTACACTCATCCCATTGCAGTTGCTCTGGAGTCTTATCTGGTGCCGGGTGTGAAGGCCGGAGAATCATCTCCAGCATCTCCATAGCTTCCAGACTAATCGTCGGCTTCTTCTTCGTCTGTGCCATACAGTTCCTCGACTTTCTCTTTGATAGCCTCTACGGAGAGGCCAAGTTCTTCTGCGTCAGCGAGCAGAGTATACGGCGGGACAATCCCGCAAGCATAAGACTCGAACAGAGCCTCTGCCACCTCGACAGCGCGAGTTGCTTTCATTGAATCAAAAGACATAATTGCTCCTTTTTTTTTTTT